TGGACGTCGGCGACCGCCCAGCCCTTCGCGGCGACGGCGTGCACGACGATCGCGAGCGCCTGCGAGCCGGGCGGGATCGCGTAGGCGAGGAAGTTCACCTCGCGCTCGGAGACGAGCAGGTCGCGGACGGCGCCCAGCTCGGTCGCGGTGCAGGCCGTCCCGTCGGCGTGCGCGCAGACGACGGTGCAGCAGCGCGCGACGTTCGTCCCCGCCGTCGCGGGGAGGGCGGGGACGCACACGCCCCCGGCCGAGCCGATCGGCGGGCCGTACACGTTCGCGGCCTGGGCGGGCTGGTAGAGGTCGATCGCGAGGACGCGGTCGACGCCCGCGACCTGGCGCGCCATCACCTGGAAGTTCGGCGGCGTGATCGGCCGCGGCGCCATCAGCTGCAGCTGCTGGGTGAGCCGGTCGAGGAACGAGGTGGTGTCCTCGGGGTCGGTGCCGCCGCTCGTCGTCGTCAGCTGGGTCGTCGCCGAGACCCAGTAGAGCGGGTCGAGCAGCGTCACGTTCCCGATCGCGGGCGTGATCCCGGACTGCGCCGCGCCGGGGTCGACGGCGGCGACGGCGACGGTCATCTGGGTCGAGCCCGACGCGATCGCGGCGGCCGCGGTCGTCGCGAAGACGTAGGCGTCGCCCGCCGCGTCCGTCAGCTCGTACTGGGTGCCGCTCGGCATCGTGTAGCCGTTCGAGTCCTGCGCCGTGACCTGCAGATCACAGCTCGCGGCGGTGCCCGGCTTGGGGGTGACGCCGAGCAGCTGGCCGAGGTAGGTGATGATCGCGGACGGCACGTCGACCGCGAGCTGCGCGACCTCCTCCGCCATCCTGGCGGTTGTCTCCAGGATGATCACGTCGAGGTTGCCCTCGGCGGGCGTCCAGCCGTCGACGGCCGCCTCGACACTGTCGAACGCCTCCTGCTGGAGCGAGTCCGCGTCGACCACGATGTCCGGCGGCGTGTAGATCGCCTGGTCGCTCACGGCTGGCCTCCCAGCGTCGCGGTGATCTCGGCCGCCCACTCCTCCACGTCGAAGTCGCCCTCCTCGACCAGCGCCTGCGCGCGCGGCTCCCACTGGTCGAGGGCCTGCTGGATCCCGGCGACGTCGAGCGGCTCCATTCCGAAGACGACCTCGGCGCAGCCGAAGTCGGGCAGCTCGGGGCGGTAGCCGAGCGGGTAGCGGATGATCGTCTCGCAGCACTCCGCGATCTCCTGCTGGGTGTCCTGCTCGCTGACGGCGGCGTGCGGCGTCGCCCAGCGGAACGGGAGGCTGAAATGCGCAACATCTACCATCGTCGCCCCCTCCGAACGTTCTCGCGGTGAGTCACCGGCTCCAGATGTTGTGGGTTGACACAGGAGGGGTTGCCGCAGAGGTGATCCAGCTCCAGGCTCGCCGTCATCGCTGTCCAATCACCATCCAGTTGAAACGCACCGAAAAGCCGTTCGCGATCGTCGCGTAGGTATGAAAGCTGAAGGCGTTGTTTGTCACCGGCGAGTCGTCCGTGCCCGCGCCAGCGCCGAAGCCGTTTGCCGAGCCGGTCGAGACAAAGAGGTTGTGCACGAACGTCAGGCCGAGGTTATGGGTGATCGTGTAGGCCGTGCCGCCGTTGCCGACGATCACGTTCGAGCCGGAAAAGAGCAGCAGCGGCTTGGTCGCGTCGTACGTGCCGGTGAAGCCCGTCCAGGCGCTGACGATCGCACTGCCGACCGCTCCGGGCGGACCGCTCGCGCCGGTGTCACCCTTGACGCCCTGGATGGGTTGCCAGGAGGCGGAGCAGTTGTTGCTGCCGGGGTTCGTGTTGATCGCCGAGGTGTAGTCGTGAGCGACGCGCACCTCGATCCAGTCACCAGCGGTCATCCAGATGACGCGGTTGTAGAGCGTGACGAGGTAACCGCCGCTGGGCGTGACGTAGCTCGTGCCGATCAGCGCTGCGGCCGAGTTCGCCGCGCCGATCCCCCGGAACGTGCCGGTCGCGCCGGGCGGCCAGGAGTTGGAGGCGCTGAGCGACCACCAGCCGTCCCTGTCCGCGTAGAGGCGTGTCGGGTTGGCGGCTACCCAGAGCGGGATGAGCGGCGCCGCGCCGCGCGTCGTGACGGCGTCCCAGCCCAGCGCCGTCCAGGTCGAGGGTGCGACGGTGAGGCCCGCAGCGCGCTGGACTTCGAGGCCGGGAAGCGGTCCTGCGACCTGGCTGGCTGCTCCGGGGAACGACTCGACGGTCATACCGTGCTCCACGAGAGCGGGCTGAGCGAGACCCACGTCGCCGCCCAGTTCGCGGGAGCCGTGCCCTGGAACTCGCGGCAGATGACCTGCCCGTCCAGTTGCACGTCGATCCGGCAGTAGCCGAGGTTCGACGCCGAGACCGCCCAGCGCGTAATCAGAAGGCGGTTCACGCCGCTCGGGCGGATCGCGGCGGGGAGCGTGAACATCAGCGAGCCGTCGGGTGTCGTCGTCGGTGTCCAGCCCGCCAGGCCGCGCAGGTAAACACCGCCGTCCGCGGAGGTCTGCCAGGCGCACGGCGACCAGGGCGCACCACCAGCGCCCTCGCCCCAGTTCGCCGCCCAGCCGGGGCTGGTCGCGATGTTCGTCCAGGCCGAGCGTGACGCCGCCGGGCCGACGTCACCCTTCGCACCCTGGAGCGGCGACCAGACGACCTGCCCGCCGCCTGCATCCAGCGCGCCACACTGGGCGCTGGTCGATCCCATGACCTCGATGTAATCGCCCGCGTTCAGGTTGACGACCTTCGAGATTGTGTGCGCCCAGCCGAAGCTGGCGCTGGCGGTCGTCGCCAGGTTGGCCAGGTAGGTCGAGCCGTTCCAGCGCACTGCCAGGTTGAAGGTTGCGCTTGACGGGCCGCCGCTATTCGACTGGACGTACACGCTGACCTGCCAGAGTCCGGCGCGGTCGGCATACAGGCGCGTCGGCTGACCGCTCGACCAGAGCGGACTGAGCGGCGCGGGGCCGCCTGCCGTCAGGCTCGACCAGGGGATCGCCGCCGCCGTGCCCGCCGCTCCGAAGTTGATCGTGGCGTGGCCACCGACGACGTTCGGCATCGGCCCGGACGTGCCGGGATCGCCCTTGACGCCCTGCACGGGCTGCCACGAGCAGTTACAGAAGGAGCCGGTCGAGGTCGTCAGCGCGACGTCCGAGTAGTAGGCGACGTCAACCCAGTCGCCCGCCGTCATCCAGATGACCCGCGAGGTGGACATGTAGTGCGCCCCGCCGCCCGCGAGCGGCGCTCCCGACTGGTTCGTCCAGTAGCTGCCCGCGCTATTGCGGATCGTGAGGATGCGCCACGACCCGGCGGCCGAGTTCACGACGACCGTCGCGCTGCAGAGCCACCAGCCATCCCGGTCGGCGTAGAGCCGCGTCGGGTTCGCCGCCGACCAGAGTGCCGTGAGCGGCGTCGGGCCGTGTGGCGTCGCGGTGTCCCAACTGATCGCCGCCCAGGCCGAGGCGGGCAGCGACTGGGCGGCGCTGCGAAAGACGTCGATCCCCGCGAGCGGCCCGACGATCTGCGGCGTGAGCGGGAAGGACTCGACGGTCACGAGTTCTCCTGCCCGAACGCCTGGAAGGAGACCTGCGCCGCGCCGCACTGGCAGACGATCTGGTCGGTCGCCGCGAGCGTGACGCCCATCGTCAGCGTCAGGAGCGTGAGGGCGGGGATGACGACGTCGTAGGCGAGGTACTGCTGGTTCGCGACCGCCGCGCCGCCGACCGCGACGCGCAGCCGGAACGTCGTCGGACTCGCTCCCCGGTTCGTGACGACGAGCGTCGAGATAATCGTCTGGGTCGCGGCGGGGACGGTGTAGAGCGTCGCGTCGGTCGCCGCCGCGGGAGCCTGCTGGCCGAGCACCTTGTACGTCGTCGGCACGCCTAGCCGCCCATCAGCAGGAGATCGACGCCGGTTCCGCCACCAGCCGGGGTCTGCCAGCTGGTGGCGTAGTCAGTCGCACTGGTCTTGGTGAGCACCTGCCCGGTCGCGCCACCGACGGGCACGCCGGGACCTGCCGGGCCGGTGGAGCCGGTGGGGCCGGTCGCGCCTGGCGGGCCCTGGGGGCCGGTCGCGCCGGTGTTGCCCTGCGCGCCGGTCGCACCCTGCGGGCCTTGCGGGCCGGTCGCGCCGGTGGGGCCTTGAGGGCCGGTCGGGCCAGCGGGACCCGTCGGCCCGGCAGGACCCGCCGGACCCTGCGGGCCGGGCGGGGCGGGCGTGCGGATCGTCAGGAGCGTGTCGCGGTTGTTGGCTGGCAGGCCGCCCGCGCCTGAGCCGATCAGCGTCACCGGGAAGGAGCGGTAGGTGCCCTGGTCGGTGCCCGCCGCGGTCGCGCTGTAGTGCCCGTACTTGGTCGCGTCGTTCGTGTCCTGGAGATAGAACTCGTCGCCCGGCTGGACCAGCCCGAGCGCGCTCGTGGCGTCACCACCCGTCTTGGTGTGCTCGGAGACGTTGATCTGGGTGGCGGTCGCCCAGGCGGCGGTGTTGATCCCGACGTCGCCCGAGCTGGTCGCGCCGCTCGTGGAGGTCGTCCAGTTCCAGGTGCCCGAGACGATCGTGCCGCCGCCGCCGCCGGTCGAGCCCTCCGTGAAGTCGCCCTGCGGCCACCACGAGACGGCCCACGCCTCGGAGCCCTGAACGAGCACGAGGACGCGGTCCCCCGACTGTGGCTTGCGCGCGATCGGCGCGTCGTACGGGAGGGGCCCGAAGACGCTCTGGCCGCCGTCGAAGCCGGGCAGCGCGACCATCACCCCCTCACCCTGAGCGGGCGTCGCGGCGCAGACACCCTCGACCCACTCCCCGGCCGGGTCGTCGGCGTAGGCGCCGCGCAGCGGGGCCTTGTCGGGCGCGGTCAGCTCGTCGATGTACTGGCTCACTTGTGCCTCGTCGTCTTCTTGGCGGCGTCCTGCGCCGCGAACTGGGCGAGCAGCGGTGACAGCTCGGTCACGCGCCACCAGAAGTAGGGGTTCGCGTACGGCCCGGTCTGGGGGCTGACGACGATCCCGCAGGCGGTGCAGAGCGCTTCGACGACGTGCCCGTTGCCCATGCAGACCGAGACGTGGTGATCGAACGGCTCGATGATGTCGCCCGGCAGCCAGCCGCCGGGCGGCGAGCCGCCGAAGCCGTGCGCGGCGCGGCTGGTGCGGCCCGCGGAGGCCATCGTGTAGGTCGTGCCGGTGATGTCGACGCCGATCTGGGCGGCGCAGCCCGCCGCGAACGCGGAGCAGTCCATCGGCGGCGTCACGTTCTTGATCGCGGGGTAGCCGAGGTGGCCCGCGCCGTAGCGGTAGTTGTTGCGGCCGAGCAGCTGCAGCCCCCAGCGCACCATGATGTTGCCGAGGTCGGCGAGCCCGCCCGAGGGGGCGCCCGCCATCGCCGCGAGGTTCTTGCCGCCGCCCGAGCCGACCCGCACCCGGGTCGGCACGTTCCCCGCCGGTTCGAGCTTCTGCGCCTGGGCCCTCGTGAGCTGGACGGAGCCCTCGGGGTAGAAGAGCGAGCGGTTGATCGACTGGACGAGCCAGGTGCCGTTGCCGACGCCGCAACCCGAGACGCTGACAGGCGATCCGGGCGGAACGCTCCACTTGTCGATCCGGCAGTTCACGGTCGCGGTCTGCGCCTTCTTGCCGGGGTCGTAGTCGAAGTCGATCCCGTTCACGCCGCTCGTGCGCTCCGTCAGCTTGAGCGCGACGGGCTGTGCGAGGAGCGTCGCGTCGCGCGCGAAGACGATCGTCCCGGCGCGGCAGAAGCAGCGCCACTGGACCTCCTGCGCGAGCCGCTGGAGCGCCGCCCAGGAGTCCTCGATCTGGCCCTGCCCGCCCCGCGTGAACTGGTACTTCCCGGCGCGGCCTGCGACCTTCTGGCGCTCCGTCTCCTCGGGGCACCAGAAGGGCACGGTGGGGTGTGTCAGCTCGGCGACGAGGAAGCCCGCGAACTGGGCTCTCGTCATCGCCGAGCGGCTCTTCGCGACCGGCTTCGTCTGGAGCCGCAGGCGCGCGACGGCGGTCTCCTCGAAGGTGAGGGTGACCTGGTCGGACTGCTTCTGCACCGCCGAGAGGGTGAACGCCAGGCCGTCGAAGGAGAGCTGGGCGGCCTGCGCGACGAGCGGCGAGGTGATGATCGTGCGGGCGTGGTCGTCGAGCACGAGGGTGATCGTCGAGCAGCCGTCGATCGTGCGCTCAAGCGTCGCGTCGGTGATCGCGCCCGCCACGTCGCCGCGCAGCTTTCGCCCGTTGAGGACGACGTGGCTCAGGTCGCTCTTCATGCCCGCGGTCGCGCTCACGGCAGCCTCAGCACCTGGTGGGCCTTGACCTTCGCGGCGTCGCGCAGCTTGTTCGCCTTGAGGATCGCGGCGCTGGTCGTGTGGTGGGCGGCGGCGAGCTTGGCGACGCCGCGCGAGCCGCCCGGGGCGGGGCACTTCGCCGAGCCCGCGTTCGCCTTCTTGCGGCCCGCGGTGGGACGCTGGCGGCGCAGCGTCGAGGCCTCGACGAGCTGGATCAGCTGGAGGGCGGCGTCCTGGCGGAGCCGGTAGACGTTGCCCTTGGCGTCCTCGTCGCGGATCACGTTCGTGCCCCAGTCGAGCGTCTGGATCACCCAGGCGGTGTCGGGCAGGACGAGGGCGGGGAGGTTCACGCCGACCGTCGGGGGCGGCTGGAAGGCGCCGCCGGGGGTGGCGAGCGTCGCGAGCGTCGCGCAGTCGTGCTCGACGCTGGTACGCGACGCCCAGCCGTCGAGGATCACGGCGAGTTCGAGCAGCCACGGGTCGAGGCCCTGCCACTCGACGATCGAGCGGCGCTGGGGCCGGGCGACCGTCTGCCAACCCCCGTAGCCCGAGAGCTTGGGCGGCGCGTCGTCGAGGAGGCAGGTGACGGAGAGGCGCGGGGCGAGGCTCGCGATCGTGACGCGCCGCTGGCCCGTGCCGATCGAGAGGGCGCGCCGCTCGACCTGGGGGCCGCGCAGCACGACCTTCGCCCGCTTCGGCACCACCTTCTTCTTCACGACCACCGCGTATCACCCCCGCAGAGGCCTCTCAGGAGCCGTCTCGCGCGTCGCGGGGCGGTCCAGGTATCCGCGCTCATCTGCGCGCCTTGCGGTCGGCTACGGCCTGCCCGACGGCCTCTGCGATCTGGCGGCGGTCGAGGTAGACGTGGGTGTGCACCGTCATCCCGCCGCCGCGGCCCGCCTGGTGCACCTGCGAGCCGACGGGCAGCGAGACCAGCTCGGGGCCCTGCTCGCCGACGAGCACCGGGCCGCCGCCGCGGACGAAGCCGCCGTACTGGTGGTGGGCGAACATCCCCGCCCCGCCACTGCGCGCCGAGCGCTTGGTGACCGACGAGTAGATCCCCGCCTGCCCCGTCACGGCGGGGCCGGACTGGCTGACGGCGTTGACCGCGGTCTTGACCCAGCCGACGGCGGTCTTGAGCGCGTCGATCAGCGGCTGGATCGCGTTCATGATCCAGCCGAACGCGCCGATGATCGCGTGGGCGACGTCCTGGATCACGTTCCAGACGTCGTGCGCCGCGCTCTTGAGGGCGCCGAAGTGCTGGATGATCTGGACGATCGCCAGGCCGAGCGGGCCGCCGAGCACCTCGACGAGCAGCGGCCAGTTCTGCTTCACCCAGTCGAACGCGGCCTTCGCCTCGCGGATCATCCAGTCGAACGGCTGGGTCAGCATCCGGCTCGCGTTGTTCGACCAGATCTGGCTGATCCAGCCGTAGACGAGCTTGATGATGTTCCAGGCGTCGTTGACGGCGTTGCGGAACCAGCCGACCTTCTTGTAGGCGATCACGAGGCCGATCACGAGCGCGGCGATCGCGAAGATGATCAACCCGAGCGGGCCCGCTGACAGCTCCAGCTGGAACAGCTCGACGGCGCTGCCCGCGATCTTGAAGCTGAGCACGAGCGCGGCGATCCCGCCCGCGACGGCGGCCGTCACGCCCGGGTACTTGCTCATGAGGTTGAAGAGCGGCTGGGCGGCGGTGAGGATCTTGCCCAGCTCCTTCGCGAGCGAGGAGAGCGTCGGGATCAGCGTCAACCCGATGGTGGTCTTGAGCTTCTCGGACTGCTCGTTGAGGTCACGGAAGCCGTCGCGCGCCGCCAGCGCGCGTTTCTTCCCGGCGTCGTCGAGGACGGGCCCGAAGCGCTTGACGTGGCCGAGCGCCTCCTCGACGCCCTTCGAGCCCTTCGCGAGCAGCGGCGCGAGCGCGACGAACGAGCGGCCCAGGAGCTTCTGCCCCGCCGCGGCCCGGATCGAGGGGTCGCGGATCTTCTTGAGGCCCTCGACGACGCGCAAAAGGACGCCTTCGGACGAGCCGGTGGTGAGCTGTTTTTGGGTCAGCCCGAGCGTCTTGAAGGCGGCGCTCGACGTGTCGGTGACGATCCTCGCCTTGGCGATCTTCTCGGAGAGCTTGCCGACGGCGGTGGCGTGCTTGAGGGCGTCCTTGGCGCCCTGCACCGGCTGGGCGTTGAGGGCCTTGAGCTGGAGGGTGAGGTCGGCCGCCTTGGCGCGGGCCTTGGCGTGCGCCGCGGTCGAGCGGGTCACCGCCGCGCCGAGCTGGATGAACGAGCGCTGCAGGATCTGCGCCGAGATGTGACGAGACTTGGCGAGGGTGATCCAGGCGCTCGCCGTCTTCGTGTCGAGGTTCGTGACGGACTGCAGGCGGCTCGTGCCGACCGCGAGCGAGATGGTGGAGGAGACGGCGTCCTTGAGGTAGCCGTACGTCTTGTAGACGATCCCCGCCGTCGCGAGCGCCTTGACCCACTTGCCGATCCCGCCCGCCGCCTTCTTGGACGACTCGCCCGCCTGGGTCGCGGCCTGCTCGGTCGCCTGGCCGACCTTGTGGATGTCGATCACGTACTGGTCGGCGCCCTCCAAGAGGATCCTGACCTGGACGTCGGCCTCAGCCACGCTGGCTCCGCGCGATCGCGTTCGCGATGTAGACCGCGAGGTTCTTGTCGCGCACCTCCTGCTGGCGCAGCGCGGCGCGGCTCGCGGCCTGGAGGAGGTCGAGCGTCACCGGGTCGTCCGTCGTCGCGACGAGCCAGCCGGGCAGCCCCGCCAGGCAGGCCTGGGCGATCACGTGCGGGACGGGTGTCGTCAGGATTCCCCCAGGCGGTCCTCCAGGGCGCGGCCGAGGTCCTCCTCGTCGGCGCCCGCGTACCAGTTGAGGAGCTGCGAGGCGTGCGCGACGATCGCGGCCTGCTCGCCGTTGTAGACGCTCAGCACGGCCTCGCGCACCGTCGGGCGGGCCGGGCGGCCGAGGACCTCCAGCATCCGCGCGCCGTAGCGCAGCTCCTCGCCGTCGGTGATCTGCTGGAGGGGCGCGTCGGGGCCCGCGTCGAGGTCGCGTACGAGCAGGTCGCGCAGCGCCAGGATGAGGAGGTCGCAGGCGGTCGCCAGATCCATCATCCCGCCCTGCTGGACGACGCGGCGGGTGAGGCCGCGGGTCTGGGCGTACGGCGTCTTGCCGTAGCGCGCGACGACCTGAAGCCCCCTGCCCCAGCCGGGCACGACGAGGTCCCGCGTCTCGTCGGCCTGCTCCCCCTCGCGCTGGGCCCTGAGGCGCGCGAGCACCGAGCCGGGGTCGGCGTCCTGGGCGGCGGGGAGCGCGGCGAGCGTCGGGGCGGTCTCGTCGGCCGACCACGGCTCCTCGACGTTGGTCACGTCACGCTCTCGATCGTGAACTCGCAGTGGAGCTTGGCGGCGTCGTTCGACTCGGCGTCGACCTCGGGCGGCTGGAAGAGCTTGAGGGTGCCCGCGTAGGTGAGGCGCGCACCGTCGATCGCGTTCCCGTCCACGTCCAGGCTCTGCTGGACGGCCTGGACCTTCGCGCGTCCCCGGTTCTGGGCGAGGAACCGCACCAGGTCGGCGTCGGCGACGGGGTCGTAGCCGCGCTCCAGGGTGAGCGTCGCGAAGGTGTAGCGGCCTCCCAGGCTGACGGGCTGGGCCATCCCGCCGGGGTGGAAGAGCGTCTCCTCCGAGTCGAGGTCGCCGCCCGTCTTCTGCGACCAGACGCCGGTGTCGCGGCCGCCGATGTTCGCGGTCAGCCGGAAGCGGTCCTTACGGGACCAGTCGGCCATGATCAGCTCCCTTCTAGGCGGCGAGGTCCTGGGTGATCGAGCGCTTCACGATCTCGATCGTGACCAGCTCCGCGCCCGGGCTGGTGCGCATCCGGATGATCGCGTGCAGCTCGCCGTTCGAGATCGTGGTGGGCGTGTTGACGGCGGGGCCGACGTCGACCTTGAAGGCGTCGCCGGGGGTCTCGCCGTAGAGCGAGCCGTCCGTGAAGAAGCCGAGCAGCATCGCGTCCAGCTCGCCGCCGAACTGGCTGATCGCGAGGCCCTTGCCGTCGAGCTGGCGGAAGACGTAACGCTCGCCGATCGCGTTCGCCTGGGCGTCGACGGCCATCACGATGCGCACGCCGGGGTACTGCAGCCAGAGCGAGTCGGAGGTCGGGTCGGTGAGGGTGCGCAGGCCGTACGCGCAGATCACGTCGTAGACGGGGCGGGCGACGAGCACGCCTGCGGTGTTGAGCTGGTCGCGGACCGTCGAGAGGTCGTAGTTGAGGCTGACGATCGAGAACGACGAGCCGAAGATCGTGCCCGCCGAGGCCTGCCCGGCGGGGGCGGCGGTCGTGTTGCGGGCGATGATCCCGGCGAGCGCCGCGCCGAACGGGACGGCGCGGACGGCGCCGCCGATCGTGAGCGGCGCGAGCTGGCCCCAGGGCGCGACCAGCACACCGCGGCGCGAGACCTTGCCGAGGGTGCGCATCGCCAGCGCCGAGGACTGCAGCGTCGCGACGGTCGCGGTGTCGGGCGCGTCGCAGATCGCGAAGCGGTTATGCGCGTCGGCGTGGTTGAGGAGCGCGGTGTGGGACGGGTCGTCGGTCTGGCCCGGCATCGAGACCTGGCCCGGCCCGAGGCCGTCACTGAACGAGTCGAGCGCGGCCTGGCGCTGGGTCGCGGTGATGTTCGAGCGGTCGTCCGCGCCGCCCGAGAAGGTGACGGCGGCGGCGGCGGGCGGGAGCGTCGTGCCGGTCGTCGTGCAGTCGAAGTTCGGGAGAGTGTTGCCCCAGGCGGGGAAGCCGGAGGCGTCCGCGACCCAGGGCGACTGGGCGACGATCGCGCCCGTGCCGTCCTTGATCGTGATCTGCCCCTTCGGCGGCACGCTCGTGTCCTGCGCCGCCTGGGCGGTGTAGGTGTTCGCCCAGACGCCCGGCGAGGCCTTGATCGTGACGACCCCGAGCACCGCCGTCGCCCCGGCCGCGGCGGGGCCGACCGTCCTCGCCACGTAGGCGCGGGCCCCGGCCTCCTGGAAGTAGCAGTCGAGACTGTCGTAGAGCAGCGGGTAGGTCGCGTCGCGGGCCCCGAAGACCGCGGCGTAGTCGCGCATGCTGGTGATCAGGCTGGGGCCGCTCGTCGGCCCCATCTGGGTGATCCCGGTGACGAACCAGGTGTCCGTCGAGACCGGCGCCGAGACGGGCGGCGGCTGGTCCGAGATCGTGACCTCGACTCCGGGTCTCATGCCGATCCCTCCTTCGTCTGACGCTTCGCCTTGGCCTCGACCGCGGGCGCGAGGAGGCCGTCCTCGACGAGGCCCTCGACGTCGTCGTCGGTCGTGACGTGCTCGTAGATCCCGGCCATGCGGCCGTCGGGCAACGTGACCGGGTGGTTCGCGATCACGACGTACTCCGGCATGAGACACCGCCTCCTCGGCTCAGGGCGACCCGCTGATCAGCTCGACGTCCTCGTCGTGCGTCTGCACGCTCGGCCAGATGGCCGCGGGATCCGTCGGGTCGAGCGGCCCGACGGTCGCGTCAACGACGTCCGCCACGCGGGCACGGAACTCGACCGTACCGGCGCAGATGGTGCGGCGGTTGGCGGCGTTCTCGGCGACGTACTGCTCACCGATCCAGGCCAGGCTGGAGGTGAGACCAGAAGCGTCGAGACCGGCGTGGTTGACGCAACACGCCCGGATTGCCGCGCACCAGATCCTCACGAGCTTGAGCGCGTTGTAGCGCTTCGAGGCGCTCACCGCGCAGGCGACGACGAGCCCGAAGGGGGCGTCGTAGGTGCCCGCCCCTCGCCGCTCGACGTTGCCGACGATGCCGGGACTCATCACCACGATCGCGGGGAGCTGGTCCTCGGCGTAGCGCGCCACCTCGGGCGCGCACGTGATCGAGCGGGGCCTGACGAGGGGGGCGGTGTAGCCGAAGCGGGTGCCGACCGCGTCGAGGTAGACCCCGATGTTCTTGCGGAGCATGTCCGTCGCGGCCTGCTCGACGTCGAGCGCGCAGACGAGCCGACCGAGCTTCGGGTAGTTCGAGTTCGTGTAGCTCACCAGCTAGAACTCCCGCGCCGCCCGGTCACGAGCCAGGTCTGGACGATCTTCGCCCAGCGCTGCACGTCCGCGTCGGTCAGCTCCAAGAGGGGACGGCGCGGCATCCGCGTCGTGCCGGTCTGGTGGAACCCCGCGTAGGGCACGGTCGAGCCGAGCGCGACGCCCTCCCGCGTGAACTGCGCGTAGTTCTCGCCCGACTCCCCGGTGAGGCTCTGGACGAGGCGGTGCGTCGCGTAGAGGATCCGCGGGTCGAGATCGTTGCGCTCCTTGTAGGCGACGGTGGAGTCGGCCAGCTCGGCCCAGCCGCCCGAGCGGAACGCGCCCTGGCTCGTGAACTGGTGTTGCTCCATGTCGAAGAAGTCACGCTGGATCGCCTCCAGGGCGGGCTGCATGTTCTCGCCGCGGTCGGCGAAGCGCATCAGCATGAAGCGGGCCTCTTCGCTGCCCTGGATCTGGACGGCGTAGCCGAGCCCCGTCACGGCGCTAGCTCCGCGGGCACGTCGACGGGGACGGATGCGCGGAGCAGCGCCTCGTCGGGGCTGACCGCCATCCGCCGCTGGGCGGGGTTCCCCCAGGGGATCACGGGCGCGGCGGGGACGTTCCAGGTCTCCGTCGCGGGGTCCCACCAGACGAGGCTCCAGACGTCGGTGATCCACCACTCGATCGGGCGGAAGTCCCACCACGTCCAGCCACCGGCGAAGATCGCGGTGTGCGCGTCACCCCCGGCCGGGTCGTCCGGCCAGGCCCAGTCGCGGGCGGCCGTGTCGAGCTTCTGCCAGGCGTTCTGACAGGCCGTCTGGTAGTAGCTGATCGCGGACTGGTTGACCTGGGTCTGGGCGGGGAAGTAGCCCGCCTCGATCCGCCAGCAGACGCACAGCACGATCGCGTCCTTCGCCGAGCCGACGAGCCCGTCGGGCCACTGCCCCGCCCAGCCGAGACTCGCCGAGAGCGCGTCGAGGCCGCCCGCGACGAGGCTGATCAGCGACGAGACCTGGGTGTCCGTCGGCCTGGTCGCGGAGGTGAACGTGCCCAGCTCGGCGCCGTTCTCGTCGACGGTGCGGGCGTGGAGCATCGCGCCGATCTCGTCCACGCTCGGGTAGCACGAGGCGACGGGGCTCATCCCGGGGACGTCCGCATCCGCGCCGCCCGTGAACGGCTGGGGCACGCCGAACGGCGCGATCGGCTCGGACGGCACCGCGCCGCTCACCTGGTTCCAGCTGGCGGTGACGGTCTGCCAGGCGTGGGCGTGCGCGTCGCCGAGCGTCGCGAACGGGCCCGCCTGCTCGGCTACCTGGGTCGCGGCGGGGTCGGCGTAGAGCGTGACGAGCACCGCGCCCGCGCCCTGGTCGGTCGCGCCGAGCATCCACGAGTTGCCCGCCGCCCCCGCGCTCTGAAGCGTGAAGACGAGCGCGTTCAGGTACGTCGCCGCGGACTGCAGCGACGCCTGGGCGCAGACGGCGGGCGTGCCCGTGGCGCTGAGCGGGCTGACGCTCACGCGCTCCCCAGCCGCTCCTCCAGCCAGCGCAGCAGCGTCGGCCGGGCCTGGCCCGCGGACTCGGCGTCGTGCAGCTGCTCCAGCTCGTCGGGATGCGCGCGGGCGTACTCCTGGACCTGCGTGATCGTCCCCTGCACGGTCTGCCCGGCCGCCTCCGCCGCCGCGGACGGCTCGGCGCTCTCGGCGGCGTCGTCGGCGACGACCTGGCCGGGCGGCGGCGCCTCCGGCGCCTCGCCGACGACCTCGCCCGCCTCGGCGCCCTCGGGCGCGTCCTCGACGACCGGCGAGCCGTCCGCGGTCTTGACGGCGCGCAGGCGCTGCGCCTCGTTCGGGCCGACGCCGACGACCTCGCCGTACGAGGCCCAGTGGTCGGCGGGGACCACGTACTGCTCGGCGCCGTGCTCGTTGGGGATCGGGTTGCCCTCCGCGTCGGCGACGAGCTGGCGCGTCTGGTGCACCGCGACGGAGCCGACGATCACGCGCAGCAGCGTCTCGTCACTCATCGCTCACCCGGCCAGTCCGGTCAGCTCGACGACCGCCGTCGGGTTGTCGACGTAGAAGACGGGCCTGACCGACGCCTGCACCCAGGTGCGCTCCGTCTCGGCCTCGCGCCACGTCTCCGTCCCGAGCGGCTTCTCGGTCCGCATCCCGCCCGCCTGCTGCGAGGCGATCACGTAGCCGATGCCGGGAGCGATCCGGGGAGAGGCGTACGTCTCGGTGATCCCCCAGCTCGCGGCGATCGCGTCCCAGCCGCCCGCGACGACCGAGTAGATCAGGTTGACCTGGTTCGCCTCCTGCGGGTTCAAGAGGAGCGTGTCGTAGACCATGCCGAGTTCCTGGGTCTCGGCCTGCTGCTGGGCCTTGGCGATGTCCGCCGCCGGGGTCTGCGCGACCGGCGTCGGGCTGGAGCCCTGGAGGTTCACCGTCTGCCAGTTGTGGCCCGCGATCACCTGGGCGGGGTAGTTCGCCAGCGCCGCGTTGAGGACCGCCATCCCGCGAGCGTTGATCTTGCGGATCAGGGTGTTCGTCATCTGGCGCAGCTGGTTCGTGAAGAGCACCGCGTTGTTGCGGTCACGCGCCTCGTCGGTGATGAACGTCTTCGCGCCCCACTTCTCGACCGGGGCGACGCCCGCGCCGAGACGGACGCTCGTAACGATCGGGAAGCTCGCGCCGGGCGAGACCTGCTCGGCGTCGCGGTCCGTGTAGAGCTGGTTCGTGTCCTGGATGTCGAAGATCACCGCGCCGCCGGTGACGCCCCCGGCGCTCGCGTAGATCCGGTCGGTGATGAACCGCTCCTGCGAGAGGTCCATGATCATCCGGGTGATCCGCGTCGGCGTGTTGAGCATGATGTCGACGGTGATCGTGGTGCCGCTCAGCGTCGGCGCGCCGAGCGGGTGCTGCGGCCTCGCCGGGTAGGCGGGCTGGGCCGCGATCACGCGCCCGTCACGCACCCGGCCGGTGCGCTCAAGCTCTTGAGTCGGTGGCACGGCTCCTCCTTTCAGGCGAGGCGGACGTAGCAGTCGGCGCCGCTCGCGGCGGCCGTCATGGCCTGGCCGACGACGACACCCGAGGCGTGCGGGATGACCTTCCCCGCGGCGTCGTTGTCGAGCTGCTGGCCCGCGGTGATCGCGGCGCCCGCGGTGACGGGGACGATGAAGCGCGCCCCGCCGATGACGGTGACGGGTGTGCCCGCGGCGGCGTCCCAGGCGGCGACGCCGAGCGTGCCACTCGCGCCCGCCGCCGCCGCGGTGCGGCAGCGGATGTTCTCGGCGCCGAGCGGCGAGTCCGAGATCGCGGGGCCGACGAACGAGTCGAACTGCACGAACGTCTTGCCGACCACGCTCTGGCCGGTGGCGACGACGCACGGGATGCGGTCGCCCTCCTCGAAGAGGGGGATGCAGTCGTTCGCCATCGCTCAGCTCTCCTTCCCGAGCTGGCGACGCTCGCGCGTCGTCAGCCACTCCGCCGGGTACGCCTCGGCGCTCGCGACGAGGTCGTGATCGGCGCGGCCGACCTCGCGGTTCTGGACGGGGATCAGGTCCGGCTCAAGCCCGGCGAGCACGTCGGCGGCGCCCGGGTCGGCCTCAAGCGCCTTGCGCCACGCCTTCGCGCGGGCCGGGGCGATCCGCCCGTCCTGGACGGCGGCGGTGATCACCTGGTCGCGCTCCGCATCCAGCTGGACCGCTCGCGCCTGCGCGCCGAGTCTTGCGTCGCGGCGGAGCTGGTCGAGCGTCTCGGCGTCGACGCGCACCGTCCGCTGAGACGCCTGGGTGGCGGGCGCGCCCGGGTCGAGCGGCGGGCCCTCGACCGGCGCGGGCTCCTCGTCGCCCTCGTCGTCGTCGCCCGGCTCTGCGGGCGGCGTCGGCTCGGGGTCGTTCGTCGGATCGGCCGTCGAGGCGTGGAGCGCGTCGAGCCTGGCGCTCACCTCCTCCTCGCTCGCGTCCTGCGCGAGCCCGATCTTCTGGCGCAGCTCCGTGGGATCCACGGCCACTCCTCTCCTCGAATCCAGGGGCTCCGGCCACGACGCTGCAGCCGTGACACGCGACGCTTTTGCGTCCTGGTAGACCACCTCGACCTTCTGCGGCTCGCCCCAGCTGACGCCGCCCTTGCCGATCGTGTACGGCACCTTGTAGAGGTCGCCGGTCTGCTCGTCCTCGCAGATCGCCTGGGCCGGGTCGACCTGCAGCGAGCGGATCCACCACCAGGCGTTGTCGCCCTTGGCGACCTGCTCGTAGAAGCTGCGGCGCACCGCCTCGACGTCCGTCGAGCGGCCCGCCACCGCGCGGCGCGCGAGGCGGGCGACCACGTTCTCGCTCATCGCAAGCTCCACTCCCTCCGGCATCTCGTCCTGGTAGGCGGCGGCGAGGTCCTCCAGCGTCGACACGCCCGGCATCACGACGCCGAGCAGCGCGACCGCGTCGATCACGAGACGATGATGATGCCCGGTCGCGGTCTTCACCGCGAAGCGGCCCTCGATCGAGCGGCTCGGCCAGGCGGTCGGCATCACGTCCGCGAGCCACTGCGGCACGCCCTCGATGTCGCCGAGCAGCGTCATCCCGTTCTCGGAGGCGCGCAGGTTCGAGACTCTCCCGAAGGCGGGCTCGGCGCTCTGCCAGTCCGCCCCCGAGTGGCCGAGCTTCAGCCGCGGCGCCTTCACGGCGGGGTCGTCCTGCGACTCGATCACCGCGGCGAGGTCTTCCAGCGTGAACGTCTGCGAGCCACTCGCGAGCGGCCAGTTCTCGCCGACGTCGAGCAGCTCGACACCCTCGATCGTGGTCAAGCTCACGTTGACCCGCTTCGGCCGCCGGGCGGCCGGTCGAAGTCGGGCGCCTGGGCGGGGCCGTGCTGGTAGACCGGCGCGGGCCGGTCGAGGTAGTCGGCCGAGTCCGAGACGGGCACCGGCGCCGCCGTCGGCGGCTTCTTCGGCGTCGCGAGCTGGTCGGCGTCGACGTCCTCGGTGATCTTCGTGTAGTCCGTCATCAGCCGACCTTCCTGGGGCCCGTGTACTCGTTCGCCTTGTCGAGGAAGCGCTGGTAGCCGACCGGGTCGTGGATCTCGCGGCTCCCCGCGCTGACGGTCGCGAGCGTCGTCTTCGTGTCCGTGTCGTAGACACGCACGCTGTTGATCTTGCCTTCGTAGGCCATCTGCTCGACCTTCGGGTAGACGGCGGAGACCTGGGCGTGCTGGTAGCGCTGCTCCTCCTCGGGGACGTAGCGTCCCGTCTTCGCGACCCGGTCGATCTGCTGGTCGACGGCGCCCTGGGTGGTGCGCGTCGCGTACATCACGTCGACCTGGTGGGTCTGCGCGGCGGCTTCCAGCTTGTCGGGGAACTTCGAGCCGCCCGAGTCGCCGGTGCCGTCGACGGTCATGTTCTGGCCGTTCGCGATCGCCTCGTTCGTGATCCGCTTGGCGATGTCCGAGGACTCTTCGTGGACGCCGGTCGCGGCGTAGAGCGAGCCGGTGTCCTTGATCTGGTTGTACTCGGGCAGCTCGGACTTGACCTCGTCCGGGTTGACGTTGACGGCGTCCTTGGGGACGAGGTCGGAGCCCTGCGCCTCAAGCCCGGCGAGCGCCGTCGACTTGCCCGAGGCGGGGCCGCCCGCCATGAAGAGCGCGCGGGGATCCTCCTGGCTGGCGTGCCCCTCGGTCGCGCCCGCGACGATCGCGTCGTGCACACCCGCCCGGTCGGGGCTGTAGATCGGCGCGCCGTTCGCGTCGCGCCCGACGGTGTACATCTCCTGGGTGTTCGCGGCCTCGCCGAGGACGGCGGTCGCGCCCTCGTCCTTGACCGGCCAGCCGTCCGGGCCGATCTTCGACGGGTCGACCTGGACGCCGGGCGGCGCGCCGGGCGCCGACCCAGCATCGGCTGGCGCGGCCTCGCCGCCGCCGTCCCCACCACCACCACCGCTCGTCCAGCGGCCCGTCTCGTCGCGGGGCTGGTCGTCGGAGTAGGCGCGCAGCGCCGAGCCTTCGACGCCGCTCGTGCCGTACACGACGACGATCGTGCCGCGGCAGCGAGGCCCGCCGAGGCAGTCCGAGTAGCCGCCGGTCGGGTAGGCGTCCTGCGCGTCGGCGAGGGTGTCGAACTGGGTGCCGTCGATCGCCTGGCACTCGTCGCAGGTCGCGTCGTCGAGCACCTCGCTCGCGTAGTACGAGGCTTCCATCCCGGCGCCCGCCGCGGTCTCGAAGACGGCTTGTCGGCCCTCGTTCTGGGCGCTGGTGAGGGCGCCGACGAGCTGGTCGCGCAGCCAGGCGTCGGTCAGGCCCTTGAGGTAGCTCATCACGCCGCCCGCGACGGCGGGCGTGCCGATCCCGTCGGGCGCGAGGATCGCCGCCTTGTTGTAGGCGGACTGCGCCAGGCTACGGCGCAGGAGAGTGTCGGTCGACGCGGCGCGGCGCAGCGTGCGGGCGGTGTCGAGGGGCGGCTCGGGGATCGCCTCGCCCTGCGCCTGCGCCTCGGCGAGGGCGTGCTTGACGCCCGAGCGGGCCGTCGCGTGCATCCCCTGCGCGATCACCTCGACGCCGTCGAGCCCGGCCGCATCGAGCGCGCTCAGGATCTGGCCGATGTCGCCCGCCGCGGCGGCCGCCTCGATCGCGCGTAGCTGGGCGGGACGCACCTGGGCCTGGTAGGTCTTCAGCGTCGCCTCCAGCGCCTTCTGGAAGTCGCGGTCCAGGCCGGGGTAGTCGACCGCCGCCTGGACCTCGTGGCGAAAGGGCTGGCGGTGGTACGGCCAGGCCGGACTCGTCGCCTTGGGCGGGGTCGGGCCGACGTCACGGCCGGGCGGGTAGTACGCCTCGACGCTCGCGAGCGTCGCGGGCTGTGTCTCGGCGGGCGGCGCCGAGCCGGGCTGGCTGGTCGGGCTGGTCGTCGGGTTCGTCGGGCCGCCGAGACTCGGGAGGGGCGCGTCGGGCGGGGGGGCGGGCATGTCGTAGCGGTGCGCGATCCACTCGCGCAGCTCCTCGTCGACGACGACGGCGCCCGCGTTGATCAACCCGACGAGGTCGGGCGGCGCGAGCACACGCTCGGGTGCCTGCGCGAAGACCAGCTGCGGCGTCGGCGCGTCCTCGCCGAGGTTCCACTCGACCCAGTCGGCGATGATGAAGGCGTCGACGACGCCCGCGTACCACTCCGCCACCGCGCTGAGGGCGAGCGAGAAGAAGTCCATGAACGACTGGCCGAGCGCGCGGCTCCCAGTCTCGGTCGTGCCGAGCTGGGTGAACATCATCATCAGCATCCGCGCGATCAGCTCGTCGTAGTACCGGATCGAGCCGAGCACGTCCGAGGTCGAGCCCTGCACGCCGACGAGGCTGAGCTGGTGGCCGAAGGGGAGCGCGCCGCCCGCGAGGTCACCGCCCCGGAACTGCTCGGCCATCTGCAGCGCCGCCTGGCGCTGCGCCTCTGACGCGCCTTCGGGGAGGGTGATGATCGGGACGCCCATCCCGGTGCGTTCGTGCTTGACGGTGTCGATCCGGTAGAGGCGGTCCTTGATCAGCCAGGGCGCGTAGGCGGCGCGCAGGATCGAGCGGCCGTACCAGTTGCCGCCCTCGCGGTCCCAGACGTAGCCGACGAGCCGGTTCACCGGGATCACGACGTCACTGCCGAGCTGGCGGATGCCGACGAGGCCGCCGTCGCGGGCGACGAGGATCTGATCGATGCTCGACGGCATGCGGGGGGCGAGCTTCGTGAGGCGCCACCAGCCGTCGGCGTCGATCTCGCCGACCTGCTCGAAGTACATGTGCCCGAAGACGAGCGCGAGCAGCGCCATCCGCAGATGCTCGTCGGCGCTGGCGCGGGAGTGACGCGCGCTGGTCGCCTCGCTCGTGATCTCCTCGCCGAGGAGCGGCAGGCCGAGGTCGTCGGCGAGCCGCTGGGCCGCGTCGGGCGGGCAGTCCCTGGGGTCGATCGCCCAGTCGTAGTTTCGGATCGGCCAGGTGAAGCCGCGCATGAGGCCGTCGATCTGGGCGTCGTTGCGCATCCGCTGGTAGGTGTAGACCGAGCGTGGCCAGGACAGCTCGTCGACGTACTCGTGGGTGTCCTCGGCGAGCGTCTGCCAGCTGGGCAGGCCGCCGCCTGCGACGACGAGGCTCGTCGTCGAGGTGTCGACGGCGTAGCCGATCTCCGTGGTGGGGGCGCCCGGCGCGACGGGCGGGCTCACCAGGTCACCGTCAACGGGTTCCAGTCGGGCAGCTCGGCGTGACCGTTGCGCTCGGGCGTCTCGATCAGCGCGCCGACGCCGCTCGCGAGCTTCGAGTAGGCCAGCGCGCTCGCGTCGACCTGGTCGTCGTGCTCGTCGTAGGGGAAGGCTTCGTGCTCGTCGAGGTAGGCGGCGGTCCAGGCGCCGGGGAGGAGCGCGACGTCGCCGCGGTCCCAGGCGGCGGCGAGGGGTTTGGCTCGGGTGAGCTTGTCGCCGCTGGTGGTCTGGCCGTAGGCGGGGGCGATCCCGCCGAGGCGTCGCATCAGCCCGGACACGAACAGCTTCCCGCTCGCGCCCGGCTCCTGCTCGATCCAGACTGCGCAGGCGGGGCCGTCCTCACGCATGGTTCTCGCGATCAGTCGCTCGACGGAGGCGGGGCTTAAGCGTACACGGCGCACATCCGTGACCAGGATGCGCCCGTCGTGCGTTCGTTCCATGCGCACGCCGACGGTGTAGTCGGGGTTCGGGTTGGCGGCGGTCGGCTCGGTGGCGGCGAGGTCCCAGGCGCGGATGCGGGTCTCGATCTCGGTCTCGTGGGGGGTCTGGTCGAGGATGGTGAGCCACTCGCGTTGGAAGAGGGCGCCTGCTTCGCGGGCGGACCAGTCGCCTTCGAGGAGGCGGCCGCGTTCGAGGGCGGAGAGCTGGCGCAGGCTGGTGGTGTAGGACTGCTGGTCGAGGTAGGGGTTTTCGTGGAGGCGGGCTGGGAGGTAGAGGGCGCCTTCGGCGCGGGTCGCTTGGTCGACGAAGCGGCGCTTGACCCACATGTGGCCGGGGCCGCCGGGGTTCGAGGCGGAGCGCATGCGCAGGGGGATGGCGGCGACGCTGAGCCCGTCGGGGCTGGTCGCGAGGGTGGGGGCTTGTTCGGGGCGGCGGAGGCGGCTGAAGAGGAACTCGTAGGCGCCCTGGGGGAAGTGGGTCAGCTCGTCGAAGCCGATGAACTGGAAGGCGGCGCCCTGGTAGCGGCGCATGGAGTGGTGGTCGAGGTGGCCGAGGGTGATCGTGGCGCCGGAGGCGAAGCGCCACTGGCGCTCGCCCGCGACCCAGCTGGCGTCGCTCTGGTCCCACCAGGCGTGGCTGAGCGGGAGGAGCCCGCCGGGGAGGACGAGTTCGGGCCAGGTGCGGCGGACGAGGAGCGCGGAGTAGCCGGGGACGTCGGCGTACTGGGCGGCGGCTGCGAGCAGCGCGACGGTCTTGCCGCCCCCCGCCGAGCCGCCGTAGAAGACCTCCAGGGCGCCGAGGCGCAGGAAGGCTTCCTGCTTGGCGGTGGGCGTGAAGCCGGGGGGTTGGTGGCGGAGGCGGAGCGGGCCGAGGGCGTCGTAGAGGGCCTTGACGGCGCTGCGGCGCTTGCCGGGGGGGAGGGCGCGCAGGGCGGGCCAGAAGGACGGCTCTGCGCTCGGCGTCACGGCGCAGAGGCTAGCGCTTCACGTACCAGCCGCCGCCGTGCTCGCCGTGATGGTCGTAGCCCTCGTAGCGCCAGTCGCCGTCCGGGTCGACCTCGTCCAGGAGCGCGGCGATCGCCTCGACGAGGCCCCAGCCGGTCATCCGCTGCCAGCTGGTGGCGCCCCAGTCGGCCTTGGTCGCGGCGGCGCGGCGCTGGCCGTAGAGGCGGCGGATGACGGGGTCGGGGTGCGTCGCGGCGCCCTTCTCGGGGCGGATCTTGATCGCGTGGGCGCGCTCGACCTGCCTCGCCGTCAGGGTGGTGGTGGTCATCTCGTGCTCCTCGTGGTGGTGGTGGTTAGGCGAGCCAGCGCGGGTCGTGGCCGTGGGCGGCGGCGAGCGCCTTGCCCGCGTCCGTGAAGGTCACCCAGGCGTCGCCGTCCGAGACGAACGTCTTGAGCAGCTTCGCGCGCTTGAGCTGGGTGAGGTTGCCGCGCTCCTCGGCGGAGACCCAGGCGGGCGGGGTGCCCGACCAGTTGGGCGCGTCGTCGGCGAGGCTGAGGAAGAGCTTCAGCGAGTCGGGGGTGATGGCGGGGGTGGTGGTCATGGTGTCTCCTCGGTGGTGGTGGTGGGCGTCAGGAGGCGGTCGGCACGAACACGCTGGTGAAGCAGGCGGCCTCGCCGACCAGCCGTCCGGCCAGGATCGACTCGGGCAGCTTCTTCATCTCCGTGCCGTTGCCCCAGGTCTTCGTCTGGAGCGTCTGGTCGGCCGGGTCGTGCAGGTCGAGGTTCAGGTACGGGATGCCGCCGCCGTCGCTCGGCTGGGTCTGTTCCGACGCCCACACGAGCAGGTCGTAGCTGCCCTTGGCGCCGTGCACGGTGACGTGCAGGGTGGTGCCGCCGGGATCGTCGGCGAGGTCGATCGAGAGGTGCTGGGTCGCGGGGGTGGTCATCGTGGCTCCTAGAGGTGGTGGGTGGTGAAGAAGGCGACGGCCTCGCGCTTGGTGTCGAACCAGTCGAGGTTCTCGCCGACCTCGGGGTCGCTGGTGAGCCTGCCCGCCGGGTCGTGGACGAGGGCCCAGCCGTCCCCGGCCTCGCCGTAGTCGCACGAGCCGGTGACGTGGTCGAGGCCGTCGCTCATCACGGCCCAGCAGCCGTCGGCGGTGGCGTACCAGCCCCGCCTGACCCGCTTGAAGACGGCGCTCATCAGGAGACCTTCCAGTTGACGGCCAGGACGGCGCCGTGGCCGTTGGAGACGAGCCCGTAGGGCGTGGTGGTGACCTTGGGGCCGAAGACGGACTTGAACCAGCTGACCAGGGTCTTCATCTCGCGCGCTCCTTCGTGGTGGTGGTGGCGGGGGCGGTCACCCCCTCTACTCGTAGTATAGCACAGCGTTGGTGGTGCGCGCTACCTGCCGTTGACGATTCCGACCTCTTCCAGCGCGGCCAGCACGGCGGCGGCCCGGTCCGAGTCGGAGGGCACCTCGACGACGTCGGGGGCCTCCTCGGCGGGCGTCTCGGCGCTCGGCTCGGGGCCGCGCGCGAGCCGCTCGATCGCGACCAGCGGGGCGAGCACGCGGGCGGTCTGGGCGATCAGGGCGAGCAGGGTCTGGGTGTCGGCCGCGTCGAGGTCGGCGCCGCGCTCGATCGTGATCGGGACGCCGTCCTCGTTGAGGATCTGACGGCCCTGCTCGTCGACGAGCAGGCGGGGCCGCGAGATCGCCTCAAGCGGGGCGAGCAGGGCGGCGATCGCCTTCGAGGCGGCGGCGGCGTGGCGCTCGCTCATGCGCCGGTACTCGGCCAGCACGAGGGCGCGCTGGATCCGCTCCTGCTCCTCCGTCCAGGCCCGCGCCCGGGCGGGCCAGCGGTCCTCCTTCGACCACTTGTGGACGAGCGCGGCGGACTTGCCCAGGCGAGCGGCGACGCGGCGCCCGCTCCGCTCCTGGAGGTAGAGCTTGAAGCCCTCCCAGCGCGGCTCGGACTCGTGCGGCTGGCGCTCGTAGATCGGCAGGTAGGCGCGGCGGCCCGCGTCGAAGTCGCAGCGGCCCTCGATCCTGCGCGAACGCATGTGCCGGATGCTACCTCTTCGTCACGTATGCTGGGGGGCGTGACCCGTGCCGCCCCGCGCAGCCGCTACACCGTGCTCGAACGAGCCGACGTCGACACCTGGCGCGAGCTGGGCGTCGTCGAGGCCGACTCGCAACGCCAGGCCCTGCGCCTGGTCGCCCGGGCCCGGGGAGAGCAGACGGACGGACGCGAGCTGGCGGCGGTGCCCGAGCGCAGCTGGCGCCCGCGCGTCGTGCGGGCCCAGCTTCGGATCGGCGTCTAGGGCGTCCGCCAGATCGTCGTACGGGTGTCGAGCGGCGCCTCGGCGGGGCCCTTGACGTACGGGTCGATCCAGCGCGCCTTGCGCAGCGAGCGGCCCGGCCCGTAGGGCTGGAGGCGCCAGTGCCCTCGCACCATCCAGCGCCGCTTCCAGGCGACCGGCCCGCCGGTGCCGTGCGAGCGGCGCGCGTCGCCGGTCAGGGCGAGCACCCGCAGCGTCGGTAGCTCGCGCTGGAGGCGGCGGCGCTCGCCGCGGTCGGCCGCGGCGGGCACCTCCAGCGTCGTCGCGTGGTGACCGATCGCGGTCAGGAGCGCGAAGACGAAGCGGGCGGAGTGGCTGATCGGGCTGCCGTCCTGGTTGCCGACGGTCGAAGAGGGCGTCCAGTGGCCTTCGACGAAGTCGGAGGGGTCGTCGCCGATCCAGGCGATCGGGTGGGCCGCCGTCGGCTCGCCCCTCGCGCGGACGCCCGCCGTGATCACCTGGGTCGGCATCAGCGTCGTCGGGCCGATCAGGAGGCCGCGGGCAAGCTGGGTCTCGGCGTGCGCCGGGACCGGGCGGCCGAGGTCCGAGACGATCGTGTGGGCGATCGCGACGGGCTCGGCGAAGACGATGGCAAGGCCCTGCGGCCAGGCCCAGCCGACCTCCTCCTCGGAGGGGAAGACGAGGGTCGGCTCGCCCGGCAGCTCGTCGCACATCACGCCGACGTAGGTCAGCCAGTCGACCGACGCCAGCAACGTCTGATCGGGGACGAGCCGGGAGAAGCTCCAGCGCCGCCACTCGGCGCGCAGCGCGATCACCTCGTCGGGGCTCACGTCGCCACCAGCTGACGGGCGAGCACGACCATCGGCGCGAGCGCGTCGAGGTTGCGGTAGTGGCTGAGGAGCATCTGCGCGGAGCTGACGAGCATCCTCGTCTCGGCGTTCGGCCGGGTCCTCGACTCGTTGAGGCGGCGCAGCTCGCGGCGGCAGGCCTCGATCAGGTAGTCGCGCTGGCCGTCGAGCGTCGCGACGAGGTCGAGGTCGATGCCCGCGATCAGGCGCAGGGCGTGCTCGCGGGCGCGGGCGGCCTCGTGCTCGTTGGCCGAGCCCGCGAGCGCGACCAGCTTCTCCAGGCGCCGGGCGGTGGAGCGCCAGTCCTTCACGACAGCTCCTCGCGGGCCCGCCCCGCCTCGCGCGCGACGGCCGCCCAGACCCTGCCCTCGACGCGGGCCTGCTCGGCCTTCTCGGCCTCGCTCGCCGGGCCCTCGCGGACCTCGAACGTGACGTGCTCGAAGACCCGGGTGCGGGCGATCACCTCGGCCAGGCTGGCCTTCTGGATCTCGTTCAGGCGCTCGGAGCCGACAACGCCGCAGAAGCTCGCGAGCGCCTCTTTGTCGGGCCAGGTGCCCAGGCCCCACCAGCGGATGTAGCCGGTCTCGGGCTCGCGGTAGATCACGCCGACGGGCGCGTAGGTCGAGCGCTTGGGCTTGTTCCAG